GCTGCGAATTTCCATGTTTTTACCTTTTGATTTGGCGCCAACTTGACAGGTGGCACCTTCATATTGGCTTGACTGAGTATACTCAACATATCCTACATTACCCTTAGGATTTTTTCTATAAGCTAAAGATAGAATGAAGATTCATATCATCGGAGCAGGTCCAACAGGAATGTCTCTCGCATGGGAAATACTTAGATCAGGGGAGCACGACGTCACTATATATGATAGGAAGGTATCAGCTGGTGGTTCTTGGTGGGAACCTGACACAGAAACTCGAGATCTTCACGCACATAGAATTGTGTTTGATAAAGCATTTGTTAATACACAGTCGCTATTTTCTGAAATGAACATCGATTGGAATGAAATATTCCAACCAGTTGAACGTATGGGTCATTTTGATTTTGCTTTCAAATCTTTAGGTGTAAAAGATTATGGACCTCTCATTTCTCTTTTCTCTCGAGTACTTGCACAACCTCAAAAATTTAAGGGTATATCTCTAAAAGACGCAGTAGGGTCTCTAAGTGAGAAAGGTGAAAAATATATTGAACATTTACCACTTATCATGGATGGGGTTACATGGGATGTCATGACAGCGTACGAGTTTGTAAAAAATTTAGATCATACCGTACTTTCACAAATGTGTACACAGAAGGTGTCAGGTAAAGTAATGTGTGATGCAATGGAAGAAGCACTCATCAACGCTGGTGCTAATTTTATTTTTGGTACAGAATTGATGAATGTTGAATACGGTGAAGATGACTTTGTGGCTACATTTTCGGATGAAAGAACTATTGATGATGGAATGCTCTTTTTGTGTCTCGACAACAGTCCAGCTATGAAGTTTTTAGGTGATAATTGGGGTCCTGACGCTACTAAACAATTACAAGGAAGTACATATGGTGCTATAAATGTTCTTATCGACTATGACGAAACACCAGTCATGAAAACGGATCTTGAAATAGCAACTCAAACTAAATGGAACTTACAACCTAAAGTTCTGTTCGGTACCAATACCATATCATGTGTCATATGTGACCTCAGTGAAGAAATATTAACTTCCAATCCCGAAACCATAAAAGAAGAAGTTGTAAAACAACTTGGTTTACCTGAACCCGTTGATATGCGAATTGGTTGGGGTGCGGAGTGGGAAGTAGAAAAGGAGAGGTGGTCCTTTTCTCAGTCTTCTGGGGTTCTCAGCCTTCATGGTCAACTCCCATTCTTTGGTAAATGCCCTAAAGTTGCGATGTGTGGTATGATGTCTCCGCGTGAAACTCCATACTCGAGTATTGAAGCCGGTACTGAGGTATCTAGAGCCCTAAGTCACGAATGTTTTGGCACAAGAAAACCACTCAAACCTCTACTTCTCACGCAAGTCCTACTTTTCATACTTGTGTTGCTTATAGTTTTAATTTTAGTATATCGTAATAGAGATCAATGAAGTTTGTGGCTAAAGTTCACGAACCCATGTATGATTTCAATTCTAAAAAGTATATCCGTTATATAATTCCTGCTAAAGTCTCGGAAATTATAGAACGAATGCATACAAATAAATGGCACTTACTTGCAAATACAAATATTGATAATCCTCTCGATGGGAATATTCTTACTGTAAAGGTACCATTTCGTTATAGGAGAGTGATGTGTAACGTCAAAGGACGTCCCATTCAGTCTCTAATAAAGGGTGATGATGTTGAAGTCGAAATAGACTTCAAGGGAGTTTGGAATGTTGGTAATTACTCGGGCTTCTCTTGGATACTCTTCAGATCATCCGTATAATCTGGATTTTTGGGAAGGTCAATCTTGGTCAAACCAGCCTTCTCGAATCCCTCAAATACTTCCAATGAACCTTGTAATTTAAACAACTGATTCTGCAGATCCATCAGTCGGTTTCGCATAGTTTTAATATTTTCTTCAATATCTACCGTAGGCATTGTACTTATTTAAAGTTTAAATTCTTTAAATAAGTATGACAACCCTGACAAGAACGGGGTATCTAGTAGATGTAGGTCCAATCCAAGAAATTAAAAAGGAATTAACGGTAAGACCCATAGTGAATGGAGATTTTGGATTTCCTCCACCGCCTTTCAAAGTTTTCAAACCAGCTAAGAATGGAGTCTGCGTTCCCAGATTCTATGGAACTTCTAAACTTGGAGAACCTAAACATGACAAGCGACCAGAACCAACTAAAATTAACACACGATTTGCAGGACAACTCCGGGATGCTACACACCAAAATGAAGCATTCGGAGCAGCTATTGAAGCAGGGCATGGCGTCCTTTCTTTACCATGTGGCTATGGCAAAACGACGGTATCCCTGGCCATAGCTTCTAAACTTGGATATCGCACAATGATTATCGTACATAAACAATTTTTAGCAGATCAATGGCGAGAACGTATTCAACAATTTTGCCCGGGGGCTACTATAGGGGTTGTCCAGCAAAATAAAAAAGAGGTTGATTGTGATTTTGTCATTGCAATGCTTCAATCATTATCCCTAAAAGAATACAGTTTCTCAGATTTTGAAAGTATAGGAACGGTCATTGTTGATGAAGCACATCATATTTGTGCTAAAGTTTTTAGTCAGAGTCTGTTTAAACTTTGTCCACGACATATCTATGGTCTCTCCGCAACTCCAGAACGGAAAGATGGTCTAACAAAGGTTCTTCATTGGTTTATGGGACCCACCTTTTTTGCAGTTGAACGAAAAAATCAAGGACAGGTTGAGGTATTTCCCGTCGTCTTTGATTCCCCAAACTATAAGAATCCACCACCCTCTATGCGAAATGGTAAAATTTCAATGCCAAATATGATTACAGAACTTGTTGAAGATAGGGCTAGAAATAAGATGTTGGTAGAATTAGTAAAAAAAGCATCAGCAGGTACCCGTCAACTTCTAGTACTCAGTGATCGTCGTTTTCATTGTGAATTTCTTCACCAATGTTTTCCTAAAACGTCTGGTCTATACATGGGTGGTATGAAAGAAGCTCAACTTCAAGAGTCTTCCAAGAAAAAGATTATTTTTGCTACGTTTAGTCAAGCACATGAAGGTTTAGATATTCCCACACTAGATACAGTTATTCTAGCTTCTCCTAAATCTGATATTACACAAAGTATTGGTCGAATTATGAGAGAAACAAAAGGAAAGAAGAATGAACCCCATATCTACGATGTTCATGATCCATGGTCTGTCTTTACAGCGATGTATTATAAACGAATGAAGATATACCGTCAAGGTGGTTTTAACATACACGGTAAAAATGTAGAAGAACCTAAGAGTGCCTTCCCTCAGGGAAAGTGTCTGTTTTTATAATCTAAACATCTATTAAATGTCGGGTGCATTAATACAATTGGTCTCTAAAGGAGTTCAAGATGTGTATCTTACCAGTGAAGAAGGTCATTCTTTTTTTCGTATGAAGTTTACGAGACATACAAATTTTTCTCAGGCTCCAAAATTGATTAAATCGGTCACCCAAACTGACAACTCAATTACTATACCGGTTTTAGGTGATGTCATTAATGGTATTTGGTTTGAGAAAGTCGGTGTAGATGCTGTAAACATGTCTTCTAATCTTTTTTACAATTCCACGATCGAGCTTTACATAGGGGGTCAAAAAATAGACTCTCAACATTTTGATTATTACTCTGATATATGGCACAATTATATGGCTGACACATGGACGAAAACACAAGAATTGAGTAACAAAGTTTCTAAATCCAATCCAGCATTTCTCCCACTTCACTTCTTCTTTTGTGATCATAAAGCATTTTTACCCCTTGTAGCTTTACAACATCACCAAGTTGAAATCAAAATCAATTTCGATGACACGTATTATAATGATTCAGTTCTAAATCTTACAGATGCACAAAAACGAATTAATGTATACGGCAACTATATTTACCTAGATAAAGAAGAACGAGAATCTCTCGTGGGTCGAAGTCTCGACTTTGTCATCACACAAACACAACAAATAGTTCTTCCAATGGACACTGTGGCTGATAACACTTTAGGTGGTGGTGATAATACATTTGATATTTCATCGTTTAATCATCCAGTCAAATCCATCTTTTTTGGTTTTGGTGCATTAAGTGATGATTTTGCGAACGATCGTTTCACATTTTTAAGTGGTGATATTCAAATCAATGGGACCCCAATCCTTGAACATATGTCTCCAAATTATTTTCACACAGTACAAAATTATTACAAATCATCGTACGGTGCGAGTGATTTTGTCAGTGAAACCAATGTACTTTTCAACACAAGGTACTTCGTGTATCACTTCTGTCTAAATGCATCGGACTATAATCCATCAGGTACATGCAACTTTAGCCGTCTCGATAATGCTAAACTTATATTACGGGGTGTGGAGAAGGGTAGTCTTAGACCAAGTAATCAGGAGTTAAGTATATACGCAGTAAACTATAATGTTCTAAGAATCAAGGATGGTTTAGCTGGAATTTTATTCGGTAATTAAGGTATAGATGGGTAGGACAGCTCGTTTCGATCAGGTTTTCGTAACCAGTCTAGACGCAGACCCAGTCGAGCAAGATGTACTTACTGACGTCAAAAGTATTATTACAAAAGAGATCGACGTTGAAGTTATTACAGCAGAAAAATTTGCTATTTCTAATACAAATCCTACAAAAAATATTTCTATAGGTTCAAATGTTTTTGTAGATGATACAGCAACGAATATCGTGCTTGATGTTACTAAGGGTACTCGTACAGAGCGTCTTTACGTTAATGATAAGCTTGGTATTGCGGCACCGAATGCCACAAATGAGTTCCAAGTTGGACCAAATAATGAACTTGTTATTGACCGCGCAAATGAACATTTATTAACTCTAAAAGGTAACGTCTCGGCTACAAACGTTCTAGTTTCAAACATTATAAATGTCGACGATACACTCGTCATCGATAGAATGGGTTCAAATGTATTGAAGGTTGTGGGAAATACACATACTACAAATATATCGGTTGAAAATTATTTAAGTGTTGGTACAACTAAAAATATTAATCCGGGTTCAAATGTAGCTGTTTTTCATGATAGTAATGTATGTATTGACCAAGGACATTTAACAATAAATGGTAATCTCCACGTAAATGGTAACGTGTTTATAACTGAAACACCCCAATATCAAACGATTATAAACTTGGTGGTATCAAATAATGCGATTCAACAAGCGGCTACGAATAACAAAAACAATCCATTTGATAATGCTTTAATCATGACTGAAGGTGCTGATGCAAGTGTGTCAAATCTTGTTATTGGATATCAATTTTCTAATAATGAATTTGTAGTTGGTCGAACTCAAATGGCTCCAATCGATACCAAAATTCATATTGATCAATCTAACACTGTCAATCTTCATGTGTATGGACAGATGTTTGCTGATGGTAATGTGGGTGTGGCAAATACATCAACCAAATTTACATTGTCAGTGGGCTCAAATGTGTACTTTGATGATACAGGACCAAATGTGTTTGTATCTGACGGGAATGTTGCAGTGACAGGTAATGTAGTTGCGGGTGGTATGAGAATTGGAAGTTTAGTAACTTTCGATCCAAGTGCTACTGTACCAATTCTTTTCAATGAAAATATTAAATCAAATTCAATTCGAACGGTGGGTTCAGGCACATCTCATTCGGGTATTGCCAATGTTGCACCAACAAATACATTGTCTGTGGGTGCGAAGGTATTTGCAAATATGGTAGCAGCAAATACCTTAACAGTTTTAGGTAATACGGCTACAACTGAACTTGTCACAAACTCTATACATTCGTTCTCAAACATTGTGATACACGCCGATAGGTACGGTGGTTTAACAGGTACATCAAATGCACTTGTTCTTAAATCCGGCTCGGCAGCCTCTAATGTGAGTTCAATCGAAATAATTGGAGCTAGTACTTCAAACACACACCAAATCATCAAAATGAAAACGCGAAACACTGAGAGAGTGCGTATTGATACAGTGGGGAGGGTTGGTATATCTAATACCCACCCCACTGAAAAGTTGACCGTCGCGGGTAATGTTCATGCGACTCTAGGTGATGGTTTTATTTATGGTAATACCTGGGGATCGGCATCAAACACGAGTTCTCGTATGTATTCATCCCACTTGGTAGGTGAGAACAAGATTGAGAATATTGTAGCTGAGGGTAAGGGTCTCAACATTTATGCGAGTAAAACTGCTACAATGGGTACACCAAAGTTGACCATCCTTGAAAGTTCAAATGTTGGTGTGGGCACGGCTACACCAAAGGGTCGATTGCATACATCTGGGGGTACGGTGTTTATCAATGATGAAATTGCTAATAATGGAACCTACAAACATCTTGGAACTCCACTCATCGTTTCTAATGCAACCGCGGTTTCATCAGATTTAACGGATTTCGCGAGGGTTTTAGAACTTTGTAGAGAGGGTGGAACCGCGAGTAGTGATGGTGTGAGGGCAACAATGAAAATGGGTAAACACACGGCGGTTTCAAGTGGTACAGCCAACTCTCAACTTGATATATATTTAGCAAGTACAAATTACGAGACGGAGGTTGATGTGCTTTCACTTAGAAGTGATGGTCGCGTTGGTATAGGCACAACATCACCTACCGCTCATTTAGAAGTACATGCTACGGGTGCAGCCAACCCCTTAACAAATGGTTTATTAGTACATAACTTTGATGGAAGTTCGGGTGATGCTATCTTAGCGGCCAAAACTCGTATACTCGCAGGTAATGTATTCACCTCTTACATCCAAACAAATGCGGGCTCTAATCCTAGGGGTTGGTCAACAGGTGTAACTGGATCTGACTCAGATTTTAGAATCACA